ACTTCCTGCCGGGATTTCCGGTGGCTCAATATCCGTACAGTGAGCCGGTAATCCGGTATGCGGCGGAATATACGCATCGCCCGCGCCAATAAATTCGTTTGTATCTGAGCGCAGGTTATAAATTTTAATTGTCTGCGCTTTATCGCTCATTTTAAATGTCATTTTTCACCCCGGATTAAACGAGAGAATGCGCGTACGAGCATTCTGTATGAAGTGGATGCCCGTGTGCGCCAATTTCTACACCGTGAGCGTGAGCACCGATACGGATATCAGACTGATGGCGCGGGCTGATGCAGACGCCGCCTGATTTTTTGCAATACGTTCTGTAATCACCAGAACCGATATATTCCGTTCTGGCGTTCGGACAAAGCGTCTGTGGACAGTATGCCGTTGTGCTGAATACAGCATTCTGGCGGTCGCTGGCGTATTGCCAGTTAATTTCCGTGGCGCAGTTAATAAAACTGTCCCACGCCAGCTTCATTTGCCGGGCGACGCTGTCAGGGGGAACCTGACCACATCCGGCCCCCATTGCAGGAAACACAACTGATTTTATTTTTTTATATTCCGCCACGCTTTTATTGTGCTGGAATATTGCCAGTAACGCGGCCCGTGTCGCGTTATAAACGGCGTCAGTGCCGTCAATAATCAGCGGAACACGCATCGTCGGGGCGTGAACCAGCCACGGATGTTCGCGGTCACCTGTCTCAGTAATAAAAGCGGTGCCGACAGGCTGCTCTCCGAGATATTCCAGAATAATGTGTTTCTGAACACGTCTCTGTAACTGAGTGCCGAAAAATGCCGTAATAGCCGCGTCCACACCGCCATCCATCAGCCCGAAACTATTTGCAGCGCTGACCATGCAATCAAATTCCTGGATAGTTTCAAACGGTCTGGCAATAATTTCCACATTATCAGCATTCCGGAAATAATGCTCAAATGCAATTGCCATTGCGGGTTCAGGGGCGGATAAAATTAATTTCATCATGCTAATCTCACAATATAGTTAAATGCGATGTTTTTGACGGTGTTTTCCGCGTTACCCGTAGAGCTAACGGTGATGACGTGTCCGTGTGAACCAATCGCAACAGAGTGCGTGTGTGTGCCAATTCCTACCGTATGTGCATGGTTGCCGGAACTCAGTACCCGATTGCCAGCAACCCTGCTGACATTATCTGAGTGCATCCCTAACCCGGTACCTGGCGTATCCCTATAAGCAGAAGTATTGTTGTATGCAAAATTATGGATATGCGCACCAGTGTTATTCGTGGATTTAGTGCCGTAATCAAAGGATGAGGTGGTTTTTGTCCCTAAATCAGTATCCTGCGCCCGTGCAGTGTGCGTGTGCGATTTGATGCCGTCCTCTTCCGGTGACAATACCGCGCGACCGCTGGCCGGTTTGCCCTTAATCATCCAGCTGCGCATATCCGGAATAACACCATCGGGATAGGCAATCGCCAGTTGCGGGTATTTCGTTTTATCAAACGTCTGTCCCTGCATAATAGCCCAGCCAGCAGGTGGGGTGTCTGTTGGCCACGGGAGCGGAACACCAACAGGTATTGAAGCGCTGGTAATGTCCTGCCGACATTGTTCCACCACTGCTTTTACTGCTTTCGGTGTGGCTGCTTCCGTTTCGCTGTCGCTGTCCGTGGCGCTGGACAGTCTGACAATACCCGCCTGCGTGGTAGACGCCGCCGGGACTGCATTACCGACAATCTCCTTAATGGCGTCCAGCAGTTGTTTTTTCGTCGGGTCAGGTTTAAATCCGGCTTCAGCAAGAATGGCAATACATTCGGTCTGAATATCACGCACCGCGCCCTGAACGTTATTCAGCCATAAGGCCGCAACAATCGTTCCCAGTTCCCCGGTCGCCGGATTCCCGTCATGAAAGGCATTATCAGGCGTGGTAATGGGTGGCATTAAATCCTGCATAATTTATTTTTCCTGATAAGTAAAATAACAAAATGTGTGCGCGGGTTTTAAATCGTTAAATACAGATTCAATTACCGAATCAGCGAAATATGAGAGACGTTCGCCGGCGGCTGAACAGCCCGCACGAAAACGGTAATTCTGAATTTTTGAGCTGAATATATTGACCCGCCATACCCAGATAACGTCCGGGGAATTAATACTGTCGCCAGCACGATTCACCCCGGCACGAAAGACATCGGGTTCTTCGATGGTGATGGTGTAACCGAGGTTCGCCGCCAGCCGGATAAAATAATCACGGCTCAGTCCGCCGGTTTCAGCCAGCTTCGCCAGCACCGCTGCCAGACGCTGCTGGTAGGTGTCATTTTCACCAGGTGACAGCCCGACAACACGCTCCCAGTCTGACAGCAACGCCTGCGCAAACAGCGGCGTAATGCCACCGGTAACGCTGCCGGCACTTTGTTCCACGCGGGTAAATTGTGCGCCTTCGGCGTGCAGTTCTGCGCTGAGCCGGGGTGCGTTGGGGTCATAGCTGACTGGCGGGAGCAGATGTCCCAGTAAAGCCGCATATGTCATGACAGCCTCACGTTAATATTGCCGCAGACCAGCCATTCGAGATGGGTTTTATCCACCACGGCTTCCACATTATCAGCAGGGGTAATAATTTTTCGGTCTGCGATTCCCGTAATTAATGAAATCAGCATTTCAATCTGACTTTTAATTAATGGCTGGCCGGGTTCAATCCGGGCCACCGCATTTTTTATTGTGGCAATAACTTCCTGTCTGGCGGCATCCGGTAATATTCCGTCGGGGGTAATAATCACGTCGAAATCGACCGTCTTTTGTGTCGGGGCCAGTACCAGTGAATCGCGGGCGGTCACCGGGCGCAAATCATCAATATGCGCCTGTGTGGCCCTGCGTACCGATTCAGACGGCAGACTGCCGGCAGACGTGATGGCAATATCCACGGTGCCCAGTCCACGGCGCAGGGGGTAAACATACGCGCCCGTCACGCCGTCACATTCCAGCGCCCAGCGGCGGTAGTCGTATTTGTTGCCGCCCGCAGGCGGACGCCGGATAAGGTCAAGCAGACGCTCCAGCAGGCTGGCGTCAGTCTCCCCGTCAGTGCCCCCGGTCAGCGACTGAATGGTCACCCGGCTGTTAATGCCTGCCGGGGCAGAAACCAGTTCTGCGGCGACCGGGGCACTGAGATTACCCGCCGTTCCGCTCAGGGAAGCCCGCACCCTGACGGTGCCGGTGCCGGTGGTGGCGGTCAGCGTGATATCGTCCAGCGTGACACATGAAACCGCGTCACTCTGAATGCTGCTGCCGGCGGGAAGTTTACTGCCGGTGGTGCCGGTGATGAGAGCCATGCCTTCCGCCGTGGTGGCAGTCCGTTTGCTCAGTCCCCGTGTGCGGGCATGGAGAAGCAGGTATTCAGAATCCGCCGTGTCGGGGAATATCTGGCGGACTATCCAGCTCTGGTGCTGGTACAGTCCTTCCGTCACGCTGGCAACGGAAGACGCGCGGGCATAAAAATCACTGTCCTCGCTGATGTCCGCATCCGGTAACTGATTTTTCAGGTCACGGAGCAGGTCGTCGCGGATGGTTGCCAGGTCTTTCGTGATAAACGCCATTTAAATCACCTTTACCGGGTGTTTAAAGACAACCTTTTTCCCCGCAGCCGTCATGATTTCCACATGCAGATACAGCCAGCCGGATTTATAACGGGTTGACGTCACCGTTACAGACGTGGCGCGGCCATCATCAGTCAGTGGCTGTAGCGCCTGCTGTGCATACTGACGGGCCAGCACATATACGCGCTGGCGGTCTTTCTCGCGCTCCAGTTCGTGAAGGCGGGAACCCAGTGACGGAGCGGCCCACCACGACCCCAGCGGCGTTTTAAGCCGCAGGTAAGCCGCATTTTCCAGCGTCTGTGTACGTGAGCCGGTGTAATCGCCGGTGTCGGGGGATAATTGCCTGTCCATGCGGTCAGTCTGGCAGCATGGACGACAGGGCAGGAGTTGACGGGGTTCAGCGGTTACTTCATGGGGGTGCCGGTCGGCTGGTTGTCGTGACCTTTCGGGTGCTGATGGGTGTTCATATCGGCAACCGGTGTAATGACGTTGCCGTCAGTTTCATAGTTGCCGCCGGTCTGTTTCACATTCCCCTTAAAGGTGGCACCGTCGCCACCCTGAATTGCCATCCCGCCGTTACCGTGGATGGTCTGCTGTGCGGTCAGTTGCTCGCTGGCTGTCAGCATCGGGGTATTAAAATCAGCCTTTTCTTCGGCGTTCACTTCCCACGTTTTACAGTTGACCCGGAAGGTGTCGCAGTCGGTCTCGATGAGTTTACCGCGTTTCAGGACAATTTTAGCCCCCTCATCGGTATAGAGCGCCACCTCGCCGGGTTTCAGGGATTTCAGGCGGTACGCACCGTGTTCGGTGGCAATCACGATACTGTGGGTGGTGACGCCACCCAGTGGCAGAAACACCGCCATCGTACCGGGGAGCGGTACGGAGGTAAAGCCGTAGTGCTGGAACAGTTCATTCCCCTGCGCCACCTCCGGCCCCAGCCCTTTAGCCTGAACCGTCTGCACCTTGCCGGCGCTGTCGGTTGCGGTCAGTACAGTACGGAAGGCCAGCCGGATACGGGTCAGCGCCCGGTTAATGCGTTGGTTGACAGCGTTCCACATCATTTCATGTCCCATACAGGTATAACGGCCAGCTCTGTTTTTTTCTTTTTGTGCCGGTGTTTGTGCCGGGCTTTCGGGTACGCATCGGGGATCCAGATGCCATCTTCTTTCAGGCGCAGGGTGGTGGTCTGACCGCCGGGCCGTCCCCCGCTGAAGCTCCGCCCCATCAGAAAATACGTGTCATCGATGTCGTGCGGCTCACTGATGACATGCACCCGCTGGCCCGGCGTCCACAGTTGCCCGCCGGGTGTACGGTGTCCGGGAACGTCGATTTGCAGGTCATATCCCGAAAGATGCGCATCCGCCATCGCCTTGCGGGCGCGGAACTGCACCTGTTCCGGATTGTCCACGTCGCCCACAACCAGAACCTGCGGACGATAATACGGCACATCCGGGTCTTTTATCGTCCGGCTGCGGCTGTAATGACCGCTTTCGCCACAACCGCTGTCATCATCGTCATCATCACTGTCGCTGCCGGTTTCCCCGGCGTTCTGACCGGGGGCGTCAGGTGTGTCGCTCAAATCCAGCACGGCCAGATTGTCCGCCTGTGAGGCGTGGCTCTGGGCCAGTACCGTCAGTTCGGAATAACAGCCGTTAATACTGCTGGTATCCTCCAGGGAAAGCACATTCACCTCACCGGTGGAGGGTTTCAGTACCAGCGTGGCGACCGGCGGACGGGAATAATCCGGGCCACCAATCACCAGCGTCCCGTCCGGGTCACACCACGGCCACAATCCCCGGCCCGCCGCCACACGAACCAGCGCGTCCCACGCCCGTTCGCCGGGTTCGATGTGAATACTGTCATTGCGGATCACACCGTCAGCCTGAATGCGGATACGCTTTATCCCCAGCGGCCTGACAATCGCCGCAATGGCGGCATCGAGGGTTAACTGCCGGGCACTGAATATCGGAGCGGCACAGTCCACCAGAATGGCCGTGGCATCACGCCCGTTCAGCGTCAGGGTCATCTGGCCCTGACGGGCGATACGGCGCTGCACGCTGTCAATCCGCCCGGTCAGAACGGTTTCACCGCCGACCTGCAGCTGGACTGGCGCGCCACGTACCGCCTGAGACGGAAAAACATTATCAGGTAACCCGAGCGACAGGCTCCACGCGTCCGCCGGTTTCAGGAAATCCGAATCAATGCGGTAGCGCTGCCAGTCACTGCGGGCACCGCCTGCCAGCAGCAGCGTGATTTTATCGTCAGTGGTGGTGACATTACCGGCTGTAAGCATGGAGACGGTCTCCCTTTCTGATGGCGTTCGGGTTGCGCAGCCCCGGATTGAGACGCAGCAACTCGCCGGCGCGGGTGTGGTCGCCGTACCACTGATGCGCCAGCAGGTGCAGACAGGTATCCTGCTCTGCGGTACGGGTGGTCAGCGGCGGACGGCGGGCGATGACCTGTTCAGCCAGAACCTGCACACCCAGCGCGATATTACGCAACTGCTCCACCACCGGCAGCCACAGTAACCCGACCGCGCAGGCGTCCGAACTGAGGGTTACAACCGTCGGCTGGTATGCGGTACGGATTGCCGTAATGGCCTGCTGAATATGCGTTCTGACGGTCCCGGTTATCATCACGATATCGTCCGGAGACAGCGCATCCGTGATATCCGGTGAGGACAGCATGTCCGTGGCACGTTCTGCCGCCTTCATGGCAGCAATGCCCGTGTGCAGGGCGGTCACATCGGCAACATCTGCCACAGTGGCCGTTGCCGGCATGGGGAGAACCGGGGTCTGCGTCCCTTCAACAAGTGCGCCGGGCAGGGTTTTCAGCGTCGCCATCGTTGCCATGTCCGCTTTCCACGCGCTTAATGCCGGCGCGATGGTCTGCAACTGCGGCGACGTGGATGTGGTCGCGTTCGTGCCGGTATTCAGCAGGCTCGCTGTGGGCGTGACTGCGCCGCCCTGCGGCGTGAACGTCACGGCCACCTGTGCCGGAGTCTGACGGGAAACGCTGAGGCCCGTCACGCGGGCCACCAGTGAACGGGTATCCAGAATGTCGCCCAGCTCATTAATGTAACGGCCCGGATAACTCAGAAAATCCTGCACATCATCGACAGTACCGACGGCGCTGCCGCGCATGATAATGAGCGTGTTTTGCAGGGCGGATAATGCCGCTTTACCCTTGTTTAAAAGCCCCTTTAAACGTTCGTAAGGGCCAAATACGGCATCATATAAAGACGCCAGTTTGTCATTGAGGTCGTCCAGGGCATTGAAAATAGCATCCCACCAGTGCTGCTCCGGCGTGACGGTAATAAAATTCGTGCCGGTGACCGACTCCAGAAATGTCATCTCCACCGTGCAGTTATCAAGGTTGTCCGCCTCATGGCTGACCTGGTATTCCGTTAACTGCACTGCGGGGACTGAACCATAGACCGGGTGTACCAGTTCCCCCCGGCCCGGCTTGTCCAGCTCAACGAGGAAATTATTCAACCGGGTATCATAATCCTCGCCCCGGATGAGGGCCGTCAGACGAAAAGTACGGGCTTTACGTCCGAGGTCGTGAACATCCGCGCCATCAATATTCGGGTACTCATGATCTGCATGGTCACGGCTGACGCTTTCCTGCGCCCGCAGGACTTCAAATGTTACGCCCCGGAAACTGGCCTCAAGGCGGTTATCCTGCCAGCTCACTGTCCACCTCCTGCGCCTGTACCGCGTGCGGCATCCTGTACGTTGTAACGGTTGACCACTTCGGCCAGCGTCTGGCCGTCCACTTCCAGTACAGTTTTATTGTTCAGCTCAATTTTTTGTGGCTGTGACGGGTACTGATTGCTGCCGAGCCCGGAGATGTGGCGGCGCGGGTCGGTGACAGACAGCACCTGTGACGGAGCCACGGTGTCGCGGGCGGGGGCATTTTTGCCGAACCATTCATCCCAGACGTCCAGCAGACCGGGAGAACTGAACCCTTCCGGTAATTTATAGCCGGCCGCTTCAACGCGCGCGCGTTTGTCTTTGGCACGTTCGACCTGAATAAGAGGCTCATCCTCCGCGCCCTCATATGCTGCTATGGGGGCAAATAGTTTTCCCAGAACGCGTCCCAGAAGACCACGACCGGCGGTTCCTGTCGTGCGGGAGAGCCACCCGCCTTCGGCGGTCGTTGTGGCTGCAGTGGTTACTGTTTTTGCGGCTCCCCCCGTCAGCGAACTCAGTAATTTCAGACCGGCCATTGCCCATGCCGCCTGCGTCATGGCCTGAATGGCGGTTGTCGCGCCGGCAACGGCGGTTGCCAGTCCGGGGAATTTTTCGGCGGCGTCAGCCAGCCCGCCGGCAAAGGTGCCCACCAGATGCGCCGGCCCTTTAACCGCATCCATCCGGGCAAAATCCCAGGCGTTCTTTGCCTGGTCTGCTTTGTACCAGGGCTGCTGCTTGTTGAATTCAAAGTTCAGGTCGGTGGCGCTTTTTTCGCCGGGTTTCCGGTATTGCTGCTTTTCGATTTCTGTATTAACCCGTTTCACATAGTCACCGCCATTCATGTACGCCGTTAATGCCATCAGCGCCTGCCGGTCTGCAACGATTTTCCCCAGACCGGCACCTTTCAGAATGGCAAGCATGGCATCCAGTGTTTTATCCCGCCCCGTCTTGTCCCCTTTGGGGAGTTTCTCCAGCTCTTTCTGTAATTTCTGATAACGCTTATCCTGACCAACAACCTTATTAATTACTCCCGCGAACGCCTGCAAGGGATCCATTCCGTTTTCGCGGGCTTTTGCCAGGGTGCCTGGCAAATCAATCCCTTTACCATTGATCCTGATACGCGCAGCGGCGCGGGCAGCATCCTGACTCCCTATTTTTGCCAGCAGATTGACCACGTTATTTCCGGCCTCATCCTTGCTGCCAGCCGTGGTAACGGAAACTTCATTCAGGCCAAGAATTTTCTTTAAACCATCCAGACCGGACATACCGATATTGGATCCCGCAGCCATCTGAGCTGGCAGCCATTTAGCCATATCGGACTGTTCAAACCCGCCCGCCTGCCCGGCAGCAAGGATCATATCCATCGCCCGGCCCATTTGTTCTTTGGGTATTTTGAAGCTCTGGAGTGCTGAGGTTGCTATTTTGGCGAGTTGTACAGGATCTGTTTTGCCTGCGGAAGCAGAACGCGTAATGGAAGGCAGCAGGGTGTTAACCTCTTTTTCACTCAGACCATTAGCCAGCAGTTCATTAGCTGCATCCATCACACCTTCTTTACTCAGTCCACTGGACTGGACGTTCTGACGGATCATCTTGTCAAGGCGCTGCATTCCCGCCGTTCGTCCGGCAATATCCTGGTCGCTGAAGGCGGTGTTGGTCATCTCCGTCAGCCGTTCGCTGTAGCTCATCTGTTTACGGATGGGCTGCACGAGCGCCGCCCCGGCTGCTGCCACGCCGCCGGCGACAGTCATCACGTTTCTGCCGGTCTGGCGGGCACGCTCCAGCCGGGTCACGCCCTGCAATTCACTTCGCAGCGCGGCCACGCGGCTGCGCATCTGGTTAAAGGCGCGGCTCTGTTCTGTGGCGGACATCACGCCGGCGCGGGTCAGGCGGTTATAGGCGGCAATGGTCTGGTCTATCTGGCGGCGGATGGTCTGCTCGCTGCTGATGCCCAGCGCCTCCCGTGCTCTGGCATTGCGCCGCAGCTCGGCGGCGCGGGTACGCTCCAGACTGATGGCCGCTTTGGTGGATTTCTGCTGCTCCTCGCTCTGGCGCTTTGTGGCTTTTTCCGCTTCGGATGCCTGTTTCGTTCCTTCTTTTAACAGGCTGGCGAGCAGTTTTGAGGCGTTGTCCTTGAGGTTTAACGACATCGACAGCTTAAAATCACGGGCCATCATGTCCTCCGGGTTTTCTTCTGTCGCAGGGATTTCACCCGCTTGCGGGTTGTGGTGGTCTGGCGTGCGGATTTAGGATTGTTGTACACGCCCAGCGCATTAAGCCAGCCGTCCAGCTCCGGACGGCTCATGGCTGATATGCGCGATTCCGTTATGCCGTGGGGGCCGAGGGCGAGGATGGCAAGGCGGAGTCCGGCGTATCGCTCTTCACGCGCTGCCGCTTTTTTTTAACCGCAATGGTCGCATCCAGCAGCCGGTCATAGTCCTCCGCCGTCAGCTCGGCCAGCAGCAGTTCCGGCGTGAGGGCGTCCGGCGGAATGGTGCCAAGACGACGCAACGTGCGCGCCATCAGTGCCATACGGTAATACAGATCGGCTTTCGCGCCTTCGGTGGTGCCGCAGGCGGCTTCGGTGGCATCCAGCGCCTGATAGGTCTGCTCCATCGTGGACAGGCCCATCTCAAAGTCGTAATGCAGTTCACCGTTAAAGGCCACGCCGTATTCCAGTTCACCGGCCACGGTCAGGGGCTGTTTGTCCGTCATTCGATCACCTCACGTAAGGAAGACATTTTGATATCGCGTTTGGCTTCACCATCCACGGTATATTTGGCCCCGACGTCCGTCACAAAGCAGTCCAGATAGGACGTGCGCTTCCCGCCGGAACCACTGACCGGGTACTGAGTGACCTTCACCCCCTCCATGCCAGCCCAGTCCTTGTCGCCGGACAGCGGAATAACCACCGACAGACTCAGTTCATAGGTCGCAATGCCACGCGTAAAGCCTTTGGCACGCCCGGTCTTGTTCATGGTTTTCACCAGTTTGCGCCCGGTGCTGATCTGAACGTCGAGGTCGGAGCATTCGAACTCTTCCCCGTCCACTTCCAGCACAATCGCGCCCACGTATTCATCTAACATGTGTCACCCCTTACAGGTATAAATCAATCCGGCCCGCGAACACGTGCAGCCCGTTCACCACATCCGCCGGAATCGCCGCATCCAGACGGTTAACGTCCTGCCCGTTACGCTCCACGCGCAGCCTGTCCTTGTTGGCTTCGACATTCTCCAGAATGTCCAGGTCGTCGAGTTTCAGCAGCACATCCAGCAGCTCTGAGCGCACTTTGTCGCGGGTACGGTCACGCAGCTTCTCACGCGGGAACCGCAGGGCAATACGCAGCCGGCACGCCTTACGCGTGTAATCCAGTGTACGGATGGTGGTCAGATCCAGCAGGGCCGGGTCGTCCACGCCGGCGGCATTCTTCGTGTAGGTGGTCACGGCGCGGACAATCTGAACAGTATCCCCGGTGCCCACCTCAAACGGGGTCAGGCCGTTGTGCAGGGCGTTCTCCTGCTCCGTTCGTCCCGCCCGGTCGGACAGCGCGGTAATATCCAGCCCGGCCAGTGGCAGCGTATTCAGCGGGCGTGCCGGGTCTTCCTCGGAGGCAATCACGGCGGCATAAGTGGCCGCCAGAATGCCCGGCAGGCAGACCGACCCCGGATACCAGCCGATGGTGGTGCGTCCGTCGTTACTGTGGCCGGCAAGCGTGGTGCCGGTCGCCAGACTTCCCGGCCAGCCCGCCACGCCCACCGCGCCGCGCTGCTCCATTGCGTTCCCGGTGTTTTTCAGGTGTTCCCGCAGGGTCTGCAGGGTGGCCTGGTCTGTCCACGGAATGGCAATAATGTTATGCCCGGCGGCAAAGACCGCATCCAGCGCCGGCTGAATATCCGGATTGTTGGCACCCGCCGACATGGCCGTCAGGGTCAGCGTCACCCCGCCTGCGGTACTGGTCGCCCGCAGGACAATATCATTGCCCCACGCCCCCTTACTGCGCGCCGTCAGGGTCAGCATGGTCACTTCGTTGGGGGCTGTGCCTGTCACGGTCACGGATGCCGTAACCGGCAGGGCGCGGGTCGCATTCACGGCATCGGCCAGGGCGTGATACAACGCATCTGCCGTATCGCCGGTGGACACCGCCACCTTAATGCAGGTGTTGCCCACCCACAGGGACAGCGTGCCGCTGCCGGTGGCCGGGCCGGTCAGTGAGAGCGTCCCCGTTGCGGCGACGCCGGCGGGGTCGTCTTCCTGACCGATGACCTGAAGTTGCAGGTACGGATTGGCATCAATGGCCGCTTTTGCCATCAGGTGCGCCAGCGACCCCTCACCAAACAGCGTGGCCGCCTCATCGTCCGAAAACACATTCACCGCTTCCAGCGGGGGCGTGGTGCCTGCCGGCAACATCGGCGCGATAATCAGCAGGGTCTGCTCGTTACCCGGTAGCGTGTTGACGGCCATCCGGGTGTTGAACTCCATATACACCCCCGGCTTGCGGATGCTGCCGGGGATGGTGTCAAAATCGATGGTCATTTGCGGGCCTCACGTTTCTTTTTAGTCTCGGTCGGGGTGGCCGTTGTGACGGTCTCTGTCGGTGTCGCCGTGGCATCGAGCAGGTCGCCGGCACGCAGCAGACGACGGTAATAGGCCCGGTCGGGGACCGTGACCGGCTCTGCGCCAATATGGCGGCGCGGGTTGTCTTCCAGCGGAACATGCAGCCCGTCCGCCGCTCTGACGGTCAGTTGTTTCATGGTGTTTTGTCCCTCAGTTTTACCAGGTCTTCCGGCGCATCAGCAGGATCCACGCCGGTACGGTTATAACGCAGCCCCACGCACAGAAGGTCGGGAGCCGGTTCAGCCAGGCGGCCCCGGTATTTTGTGAACAGGTGTTCGCGGTTGCCGGTATCGTCGCAGGGTTCCGGCCATGCCCCGCAGGGCAGCGCCTCTTCCAGCCACACGGCCTCAAACTCCAGCGAGAACACGGACACCGCTCTTGCTTCCAGCCGGGTGTTGAACAGCGTGCGCACCCGGGTCGGTTTCAGGGGATTCATTTTCAGCCCCAGATCCTGCCCGGTCAGCAGCCGGCGGATGGCGTAAATCAGGTTATAGGTGCCCACTTCGTTATAGCGTGGCCCGCCCTGCCGGGAGGTCTGCTCGTCGCGGGTGCTGTAATCTCCGGCGATAACCGCAAAGCTGCCGGTGGTTCGCCACTGGCGCTTCGACAGACTGTACGGTTCGGTACCGGTGATGCCGCCGAACGTGACCCAGACTGCCGGCAGACGGCGAACAATTTTCCCCAGGTCGTCATCCAGCTCGCCGCCGTAGGTGGTCACGCTGGTCTGCATTTTCCCCAGCCCCTGTGTCAGACGGTCACAGATGGCCTGCTCAATCATGCTGATCAAAATGCACCTCCACGGGTGGCATCCCGTCCGAACTGGCGGGTGCCGGAAATAAACCGCATCTGTGAACCGGCTTTCACCGGCTCACCGTCTGCCGTCCGGCCCAGCCCGATTTTCCCGGCGGCAACCTTCTCCAGAAACCGGATCGCATCTTCATAACGGATGCGGATTTCATCGCTGAGAACGCGCCGCGCGGTCGCCAGGTGATAACGGGCAATATCGCAGCACCGTCCGACCAGAATGCGTGGCGTGTCCGTCCACGGGGTGGGGTAACGCGCCACCAGATAGCCGTCAATCTCCGCGCTGGCGCGTTCCAGCGCCCCCTGCATAACGGGGATATCAGGTAACCCCACACAGTCAGGGTCGCACAGGGCGGCACATTCATCCTCCCCGAAGGCCAGCAGCATATCTTCCGGTGTCGCGTACATGGTTCACCCCGTTATTTTTTTGCCGCCGGCTTGTCGCCTTTGGCTGATGCCTTCAGCGCATCACGCTCTTTCGTCATGGCGGTCAGTTTTGCCGTCAGACTGTCGCGCGCATCCTGCGTTTCAGCCAGTTGTTCCGTGAGGTCGCTGACCTGTTTCTGCAACGTCAGCACCTGCCCGGACAAGTGATCCACATCGGCTTCCGCTTTCTGTAACGCGGATTTCAGCGCCTGAACCTGCGTACGGGCACCGTCATCGCCGGGGGCGTCACGGGACACAATCAGCATCGGCTCTGCTTCCAGTCGCGCCAGTTCGTCCTGGGTGAAACGGTCATCCGGGTAAGCGGTGGTGGCCTCACTGTGAGACACACCACAGCGCCAGAAGCCGTCGCGTTTTGCGGTGATGTAAATCATTATGCTGCCTCCTCACCGGTGGAGCCGAAGGCCAGTTGCCAGAAGCCGTAGCCACCTGCCGCGCGGGCTTCTGCACCAAATTTGTATTTACGGCGCATGAAGACGTCATCCGCTTCCGGGTCAGTCTGTTCCACCAGTTTCGGGGCTTTACGCTCCTGGTAGATGAACGGCATCACCTCGCGGGTGGTGTCCAGCAGGAACCATGCGGTCGGGGACGTCAGGCGCGGCTCCACCACCACTTCCACTGAGTTGCGGTAGATGTTGGTGGTGCCGTCCTCAAAGCGTTCCACCGTCACCAGGGCGCGGGCGGTGTCTTCCAGTTCCGGCGGAACCAGCAGCACCGTCGGGCGGATATCCAGCGGGCGGCCTTCGCTGTCCGTAAAGCGGCGCATCTGCTGTTTAGCCGCGCCAAAAGAGGCTTTGGCTTTTGCCAGACTGGCGCAGGACAGGGCTTTCCTGCCCTTATTGGACGCGGTGCCGTTTGCCTGCGGATGGTCGTCATCAAAGAAATACTGACCGTCGTAACAGGTGTTTTTAAAGGCGTTATTGACCAGTTCAAACACAATGTCGCTGGGCAGATCTGCCGCCGCACGACCGGCGCTTTTGGCCTTCAGGGCATACTGTCCGGTCTGGTCATCGTCAAGGTGATTGCGATCGACCTCAATGGTGGTTTCCCAGTCATCGTTGGTGATGCTGTATTTGAACGCTGCCAGCGCCTTAACGAACTTGTCGCCAATCCACTTACGCATACGCGGGAAGTCGTCAAGCCAGGTGTAATCTTCCGTCGAGGTGTTGGACGGCACCTTCATGGCGACTTTCTGCCACTGGCCTTCACTGCGTTTTAACGCGTCGTTAAAAATCTTTTTCAGGCCGACAAAAAAGACCTGGATATTCTTTTTGTTAATAATCATTTATCTTTCCTTACCCAATCAGCACCAGAACCCCGTCTTCCGGGGAGACAGCCAGCACTTTCCCGGCGACCGGATTGGCCTTCGTGTTGTCGGTACTGGTGACGGTGTGGCTGTCAAGCAGGTAGCAGTCCTTACCCACAAGCGCCTGCGTCACCGGGGCCGCCGTGTCGTTATCCAGCGCGAACGCCTTATTGCGACGCACCATCACCCGACACGCTCCCTGTGCGCCGTCGGTATTATCGGCGACATCATCCGAGACCCCGATAACGGTATTGTCCGCCGCCGGCGCACCGGCAATCGCAAAGCCGGCGGCGTTGACGCAGACCACATGACCGGCATCAATCACCGCGCCGGCTTCACACGGCACGCCGAACAGTTCGCCGTCCGTGAATGCTGTATTTCTGTCCATTAGTGACCTCCCGTAATGGCGGCGATTTCCTGCGCCATGTCCTGTGGATCCAGACCGAGCGAGGAACAGATGGCCTGTGCCTCATCGTCCAGCGCCGTAACGCCGGTGTCCTGTTGTTGCTTTGTGGTGACCGCACCGGACGGGGCCGCGCCGCCGGTCTGTAACTGACTCAGCGCTGCCAGCGGCGTGGCGTTATCGAGATACGTCTGCAGGGCAGTCATGTCTTTCTGTCCCAGCTGGCGCGCCCAGTCTTCCATTGACGGCAGCAGACGCCCGTCAGACAGCGCCGCCTGCACCACGTCATTGACCTGATGCCCGGCATTCATACGTTCAGCCTGCGCCAGACGCTGCAGGGCATCGTTCAGGGCTTCAATCGGGACATGCTTCGCCGGGTCATAAGTGATCGCAGACAGGGCCGCCATCGCGGTGGTCTGTTCAGTCAGCTGGTTGTCTTTGGCTTCAATCCACGGCATCAGTCCCTGACTGGTGGCCGCCGTCCCCTGACCGCCGCTCATGGCGGTGATCACCTTGTCAATTTCGGCTTTAATGTCCTCAGCGGTGGCGGTCTCCGGCAGATTAAAAATCCAGCGCAGATTCGCCAGCAGATTGCTGATCTGTTCTTCATCCATCGGGGAGGTCTCCTGTTCGGATGGGGTTTGCGATAACGCCGCCAGACGGCAGGCGGCGGCCTGGGCCACCTCATCCAGATCGTCCAGGGCGGGAATATTGGTCAGCGCGACGTTGACCAGGGAAAGCACCTCGCCGGTGGTGGCGGAGTACCGGAACCACGGGGAGATGTAGCGGTATTCACGGGCGCAAATCATGGCGGTGGCGGCATCCGTCCAGCGCACATCGGTGGCGTACAGGCCGTCACCTTCGACCCACTCCAGTGATTTAAACCAGCCGGACGCCGGCGCGGGTTTGCCGTTCTGCATGGCCCGCAGGGTCTGGTGCTCATAGTCAAAACACAGTTCGGTTTTCTGGTTGTTGACCTGATTAATCAGACGCTGCGCACAGACGGCGTTCATCACCCACGCGGTGCACTCTTTCGGGCGTCCGTCCAGCCCCCGGAATGTTCCGGCGGGAAAGAGACGAACCCGACCGGACGGCGTGACGCCGGCAGGAAGTTCAAGCGATAAGGCAGCAAATAAGGGTTTCATGAGGCCAGCGTACCGGCGCGGGGAAAACGGCAGCAGTTGACCAGGTTCAGCACCCGGCGTCGGGGCAGGAAAAGAAAATCAGCGGGAGGGAAAAAGCAGAAACGCGCAGGAAGGCATTTAAACACCTTTTAAATTTTGCGCAAAGGGGGCAGGACGTGCATTCGCACCCCTGAAAGCAAAAAACGCCGTCACGGGCGTCTGAGCGCGTCTGGCGTTATCCCCCGGACAGACCGCGCAGATACGTCTGTACACTGTCCTCCATATCCGCCGAATCGCTGTCATCGAGCGACAGAAACGGGCGCGCTGGCATCGTGATGTTGTACTCCGGCAGGGTGTGCCATTCGCTGTAGTTGCTGCGCCCCTTTTTAACGAACCGGTTTCCCACGCTGCCGTTTTTGTACTGGCGGTAATATGCCTGCTGGCTGCGGGCGGCAATGTGGATCTGCCCGCCTTCCTGGTGAATGGCGGCGTATTTCACGTTGGTGCCGACGCGGGCAGTGTCGTTATCGCTGACCGGGGTGATACTGGCCGCCAGCCGCCCGGAACGTTGCAGAATGTTGGTCTGCCCGCGCCTGCGGGCCTCACGTGCGTAACGCGGCGACCAGCCTGCCCACGCCGGACGCCCCTGTTGCTGAAAGTTTTTTTCCACCGCAAACAGCATATGCATCGCCAGCGTCTGCATCAGGGGTTTGCGCTGTGTCAGCCCTTTAATCAGGCGGTCAAGGGACTTTTCAAAACCGGTGGTGTCAATCTCAATGGTGTACATCACGCCTCCGGGAGCAGGTCGTCCAGTACCGGGCCGCGCCGGACGTCAGTCAGCCTGTGATCCCGGACGACGGACACGACCCAGCCGTCCTGCCATTCGAGGGCATAACAGCGCAGGGGCGGCACATCAATAACGCGGGACGGGGATTCAATCGCCTGCTGCGCCAGCAGATAATCCGGCAGTGTGACCGGGGTGTCCCGTTGCGCCTGTGCGGCCATGTCGGCCTGCATCAGGGAAATCATCCGGCGCTCGCCCGGCGCGCCGTCCGTCATGGCGACCGGGAAAGACTGCGCGTTCTGCGCCTGTCCGGACTTCGCCTGCGCATACCCCCGCGCAAAGGCGGGGCCGGTCAGACTGGCGGTGATGTACTGGCGGGCGGGACGGGTCTCGTATTTGTCCAGCTCCGGCTGCCAGGCCACCTGACCGGGATTGATGCCAAAGCCCGGATCCGGCACAAAAAGCGCGCCGGTTTTCGGGTCACGAAAGCCGGTGGCCCTGCGGGTCTGACCGGGAATGCCGTATTCCTGGTCGACTTCTTCCAGCCGCCCTTCGGTGGACTCCGGCCCCACGGGGTCAGCGGCAGCCTGTTCGGGCGTCAGGGCACAAACCCGGCAACGACAGTTGTAACCGTTCGGGGGATAAAAGGCGGCCCAGCCCGGATCGTCGTAACGGAAAATACGCCCGTTGAGGGCCGCATGGGACGGACGGGTTCGCATGTCCATCACCGCCACATATTGCAGGTACGGGTGCGTGCTGACCGTCTCCATCTGCTGACGCCAGCGCCCGGCCATATACGCCGACTGCATGTTGGTGCGGAAGAGGGTCTCCAGCCGGCGGGGCATCAGGCGTTTGCCGTGCAGCTCGCCGGTCTCTTCATCCACCACCAGACCTTTGCCCAGCCAGCCCTTACGCTCCAGAACAGGGGTTAACTGCCGTTCAAAATCCCGCAGGGTGCCACCGTTCTTCAGTATGTCCCCCGTGGCGGTTTTGATGTCGGCCAGAATATCCAGTTTCAGCACGCCCGCCACGGTGAAGGCTTTCGCCTGTGCGGCAGCTTCCACATCATGCCAGTGCAGTCCGATGGCGTAGCCCTTGCTTTCGAAGTATTCCACCGCTTCTGCCGGGGCCAGCCCCATCGCCCACGCCAGATCAACCCCTTCATTCGCCGGCATGGCACTGTCCCCACAGGTCAGCCACAAAAATGGCGCGGGTGAGCAGTTCCCGTAACTGTGTGTCATCCAGTTGCGGGTAACTGTCGGCGACCAGCGACATGGCGGCATCGGCATCCATTCCCTGTTTAATGGCGGTCACCATCGGGGCCAGCAGTTGCGTGATGGCCGCATTGACGGCATCCGCCGGTGACGGCGTGGTATCCAGCGCCTGCTGCGGGGGATCCACATCGCCATCATCCGCGGGGGTCTGGCTCAGCGCCGCCTGTGCCGCCGGCGTCTGGCTTAATGCCACCGCAGGCACTGACGGCGCAGGGGGCTGAAGGGTCGGCTCATCGCCCTGAACGACCGGAATGCCCAGTTTTTTATGCACCCAGCTTACCGGGATGGCACTGTCGCCGGCAGCGACCAGCGCCGCCACGCCACCGGTAAAGTCGGTCATGTCCACATCCTTGCGGGTATCAAACACCATGCGGGGCTGGCGGTGCAGCGGGATATCGTAACCGTTCACCGCCAGCATCATCTGGATCAGCGAGCGGAACATGCCTTCAGTCTGGCGGGCATCCGAGACCATCAGGTCATGACGGACTTCGTTGTGGACTTCCCCCAGTGAACGCGCGCCCCGTTCCCCGGCTTCGGTGGTCAGGGTGCCGCCGAGGATCACTTTGGATTCGGTGCGTTCAGCCCACTCAATCATCTTCATGAAAGTGTCACCGCCGCCGGTGGCCGCATTCTCAAATCTGATTTCGTTGCCCAGGGGAATGGTGGCCACCGCATCGTGGCCGAGACGCACCAGACTCATCAGCAGTTTGTCGAGGTCTTCGTCTGACGTGCCGGGCGCATAATAGGCGATACGCGCCGGCAGGCCGTAAATCTCCAGAAATTCCGCGAAATCACGCAGGGAATAGTTCTTGAACAGATACGGCCAGACCAGTACCCGGAACAACCCGCTGCTGGCGACAAAGCCGCTGCGGGCATTATGCCGGTGAACCAGCCAGCCGAACGGCCACAGTGCATCCCCGTCAGGCGCGTCACTGTTCAGCCGTAACTGGTCACCCTGTTCGGGCAGGGAACGGAACCAGTAATGCGGGCGCAGGTACAGGTTCTGCGGAATAAGGATTTTTTCCACGGTGGCCCACTGGATCTCCTGGCAACTGAACCCGTGGCCGATAGCGCTCAGGCCGTTGAGGATCACATCTTCAATATCCATAATGCCGCTGAACCACTCCGTCACGGCTGCGGCGGCACTTTTCTCGGCGGCGGTCGCGTTCAGGGGCGGTGCAATAGTGCGATCAAGTGTCAGCAGGGCATTTTTACGCTTCTCCATCTCCGCAAAAATATGGCCGTCGCGTTCTTCCATATCGGCGAACAGGGCCGCCTGTGCGCCGAGGTCGCCCTGTTCAGCCGCCCGTAACAGACGGGGCAACCGGCGAATGGTCATCCCCGATGACGGATGCACCGGATACTGGCGGTACATTTCCGCCAGCCTGACGGTCTGGGGGGTTTTGAGGGCTTCCCGTTTCAACGGGTTGCCGTACTGATCAACGATTTGTGGCATGTCTTACCTCACCATGCCCCACGGCCAAAGCGATCGCCTTCGCCATGCCGGGAGGCTGTTTTAACCTGAACGCCCGCCGCACGGGAGACGGCCAGCGACCACAGCATGTGCAGGGCGTCCGGGCCGTCATCGTGGTCGGCTTTGGGAAAATGTTTTAGCTGATCGAGCAGGGTCTGCATCCCGTCCTTACAGAAGCGGATAAGGTTGTTCTGCATATGGGGTTGCAGGGATTCGATACGCAGCAACTTGTCGGCGGAGGGCATGACCGGAATGGCCGGCACCGGCACGCCCAGCTGCGCGGAACGTTTCACCAGTTCGGTGCGCAGGAACTCCTGGAACTGAACCGACTCAAAGGCCCACGCCAGACAGTGGTACTGGCGTTGCAGCTCAATGGTGTCGGAGATAATTTTGTCGGGCAGCCGGCGGCGGATATCGGCCACCACCACATCAAGAATGCCGGTAAAGCGGTTAAAACCGCCCACCAGAATGGCCGACGGGTCGCGGCGGTTGTTACCGAACTTGCCCAGACTGGGGTCAACAGCGCCATAGAACAGCCATTCGTTCAGCCGGTTAACCCAGAAATGGATACAGCCGGCAAAGATGGCATCCTCGCCGCTGGTCGGGTCGTTCTGGTATTCGCTGTCAAACGTACTGTGACCGTCACGGAAGCGGATTTTCATCAGATCAAGCAGCGAACGGGCCGCCCACGACACCACCGCCCCGGCCAGCATGGCCGGTTCATGCGTCCGGTAAAACTGTTCTGCATCATCCAGCCGCTTTTCGGCCAGCATCGTCTCCCATTCATCCCACAGCGACATATTGTCGGGCATCCGGATCACCGCTTTAAAGCGCGCGGTACGCCACAGGGGGTTATCCAGCGTGCGGGCCAGCACCGAATCGTAATGCAGGATGGTGCCGATGTAGATGATGTCGGTTTTGCCGCCGGCTTCCCCCAGGGGCATGACCGTTTTTTTCAGCCAGTTGTGCAGCTTGTCGCGCTGCTCCGGGCTGCGGACGTTCTCGTCGTTCTCAATATCATCAAGAATAATCAGGTCGGGACGGTATGGTCCGTGGCGCAGGCCGCGCAGCTTTTTACCGGAACCGGCCACTGTCACTTTGATGTTGTTGGCGGTAATGATGGTGCCCATCTGCCAGACCCGGCCCTGCTGACAGATGTCAGGAAAATCGTGTTTTAAACGGGGGTTAAAGGTCAGTTCAGCCTTGATAGCCTCCAGCATCGGGTAGGCCTGGTCAATGCTGTCCATAATGATGACCGGGTAATGTTTGATCCCCCGGATGATGCACCACAGGGTGAACAACTGGCTGACCAGCGTTGATTTGGCTTCGCCACGTGGCGCGGCGATGGCGTCATCCTCACTGTCCGGCGAGGCGACAATCCGGGGCAGCCGGGAAAACAGGTAGTTGTGCAACTGGCTACGGGCCGGATTGCGGATATAGTGCGGGAAATAGGTGTTCGTGAAGAAATCGTAGCCCGTCAGCGGATCGCAGACCTGCCGGCGGCGTGTTTCACGGGCCGCCGGGTCAACGTCAAAATCGAGACACTCCGCCTCGATGGTCTGGCGCAGACTGGCAATGTACTCTGCCAGTTGTTCACGAAACGCCCTGCGATCAAATTTCTTAGCCACAACAACCCTCTGAATAATAAGTGCCGGGAATAACCCTGCCCGGCGCAGGGGTATTGTGTTAAATTTGCGCTGTCCGGCGATTTTCGCGAGTAACCGGACGGGGCATTAACACAACAAGGAAAATACTTTACTGGCTATGCAACATCAGATGCCGCCAGATAAATAACTGGCTGGCTAATGCACACAGAAATGCCTCTTTACCGGCATCACTGAGCAGGGATGCCAGTTCCCGCTCCATTTCTTCGCGGGAACAGGAGCTTCTGAGCAGATTGTCTATGTTGCATGCTGTCGTATTAATCATGCCTGACGAGGTTTTCATGGCTTATCTCCACCATTTTTGCGATTTACACTGTCCGTACTGCAACCGGACCACTGACATTCAGTTACTGCACGCCTCCCCGTTCCGGGAAAAACATAAAGATGCTGATGGTCGTATCACCTGGCACGACAGCAACAAACGGTTCCGGGGGCTGTTTGTCTGCGCGTCCTGCCATAATCCACTGACAATTGACATTTCTCTTAAAAACAGTGCCGATTCCGGCAAGCCTTTTTACGAAGCGCATCGCTTCCTTAACCGCCTGTCGCTTGATTTTGTCCGGCAGTCAGCCAGAACAACCCAACAAAACTATGTTTCCATGGTGGTCAGTATGGACAGCATGGGGCATGACCTTGCGCCTTATTTTCGTATTGATGCCATATACCCGGATGCCGGCACGGAACTACCGGAAGCCCTGCCTGACCTGATATCCCGGCATTATCGGGAAAACATACTTGGCGCATCCTCCCCGACCATGATCGTCACAGGATGCCGGAAAACGCTGGAAGCCGTTTGCCGGGAACAACTGGGCTGCAAAGACAAGCTGTCCGTCTTAATCGAAAAGCTGGCAGCTAAGGGGGTTATTCCTGAATCATTAAAATCATGGGCGCACACAATCCGGATTTTTGGTAACAGCGCCACCCATGACACTGATGATTTTTTTACGGATGAAGAAGCTACTGAGATCAGAAATATCACCAGAATGCTCCTTGAATTTATCTACAGCTATCCGGCCAGAATTGAGCGGTTACGTGGCAAACTGCATAACAGGTAATCCCTGTCAGTCCGTCGTTAACGCACCCGTCGTTTCCAGCGCCAGAACGCCGGACTGGTCTTCGGGTAAATCGCGGGTGTAAGCAATCAGTCCGTTGTAACCCGGAAAGTTCTCTCCGGTGTCCGTCTCAAAACCCGGAATACAGCCGGGGGTGATGTTCCATCGGGTGTCGGTCTCCAGACCGTCCGGCACCTCAACATTCAGGCCGACGAACGTCGCCAGTTCACGGATTTGCTCCACATTTAACGTTACGGCTTCCATTTCGTTCTCCTTACACAATGTCACTGTTAACAATCGTATCCAGTACCGCAATCAGGCCACCGACCAGACCGCTGCCATCCGGATGATCTGCGCGCAGTTTTTCAATAAACGCGCGGGATTCTGCTTCTGCGGCATCAATGGCCGCACGCTCTTCGCCGGTGGCGGAGGCGGCCATGCCACGGAACAGATACAGCAGCGTGGCGAATTCCTGTTTCTCAGCCGAAGTCATCTTCAATTACCTCACTGAAGGATTCGAGGATTTCCACAAACGCCAGCTTCTGCGCGGGAAATTTCCGGTTAATGTGTTCACCCAGCGCCTGCACCACCTCAATGGCAATAGCCAGCCGGTTGGTTTCAGGCAGGATTTTTTTGCTGGCCGCCGTCGCTTTATTGAAGGCGTCCGCCAGACTGGCGAGCAGTTCCACGCGTTTTTCTGCCGGCAGGTTTGCTTCGGTGTTGATGGCCTCCGTTGCCGCCTGACATTGCGTGACAAGACTCATCAGCACCGCACGCCCGGCGTCCTCCATGCCGCCACCTGCCATCAGGTTGGCGGCGCGCATTTTGTCCCAGTCGTCGCCGCTGTCCTGTGCTTCTTTCTTCCAGCGGGCGGCGGTGGAAAACGCCACGCCCGTCTGGGACGCCACAATCTCCAGCGACCACTGGTTATAGATGTACAGCCGGCGCAGTTTGTCGCGGATGTCCCTGGAATACGCCATCAGCA